TGAGAGGTATATACATAAACGGAGCTCCTGTTGGTTGTGACTTTGAAGTAGGTGACGACTATTCATTCGGGAAATTTGAGAAGGCATATGAAAACTAATTTAATAATAAGTGAAAATTATATGGGAAAACCTACCTGTCAAGTAGGTAAAACAACAAGAATTGCCGATATCTTTACTAAACAAGCTTTGGATAAAAGTTGTGTACCGCTGTATCTAGCTTTTAACTACAAATTTATTTTGAAAGACGCTAAAATAAAATTTGAAAAATTAGATAGAGACATAAAAATTCTTGACCCTAATACAAATACTATAATTAACAATCAAAGAGTAGGAGTGAAAAGACTAGGAGAAATATTAGCTTCAACAGGAACACTAGTAGCAGACAGAGACGAAGACTATAGAAATACAGGATTAGTAGGTCTTTCTAATCATCATACCTTAGAAAAATATAATTATCCTTTAAGTATGTTGCATAATACTAGTACTAAAACTCCATTATATTTAGATGAGTATGATCCCTTTGAAGTAGGGTTTAAAGTTTTCAATATTAATGTATCTAAAAGAACAGGAATAAAAGGGGCCGCTGCAGTAAATAGAAGTTTAGCTCAATATATAAAACTAGGTCTTTTTTCAGAAATAAATTTAATATCAGCAACTAATTTAGGGGGTGTTATTTCTACTACAAACTATGACAACATTGAAGCAGTACAGCCTGGTAAAGGATATACTAATAATGTTCAGTATTTTAGATTAGAACAAGAAGATATAAATAAATTAAAGAACGGTATAGAAACACCAAGAGTAAAAGAATTTAGAACAATGCTTGACCACAATCTTATGGTTAATATTAATCAAAGAATAGAGACACATACGAATATACAAAATGCATTTAAAAGAGTAGAAGCAACTGTTCATGTAGTAAATATGAGAACTGAGTTTGATTTTCGAGTTCTTTATAATGGTAAGCATATAATTATAGGGGGTAGAATGTTTGGTAGAGGCGCTTCATTTTATGGACTTCAAGGATTAATTTTAGATAAGCCCGGTTCAGACCTGACTACTTTAATACAAGCTGCTGGAAGAATTTTCGGTTATAAAGATTATCCAATTTATATAGCCTGTACTAGACAACAAGAAGAAACTTTAAAAGCTGCTTTTGAATATGAAGCACAAATATCTGATGTTAGTATTTTGAAACTTCCTTATCAAGAAAGAAGGGAAATAGTTAGAAAGATTATAGTACCTATTAGAAATATGAAAATTTTAACAAAGAAAAATAATGGTTGGAAACATTGGAATACAAAATTAGGTACAGGAATCGTTTATCCCTTTAACGCTTATGCTTGACCTAAATATAAACTTTCCAGTATGGGTAATAAATTCTGATAATATTTGGGAGCAAGATGGGATAGTATTTATAGATAATACAGTACTAGATGATTTAAACCAAAAAGGAGACACCTTAGGGAAGCGTCGGTTACAAACACCCTTAAAAAACTTGTTTAATTTGAAATTTCAAATAGATGACTATATAGGGTTAATTAAGCATCGAGGAAAAAATTATGTAGATTCAGGTGGAAAACATATTTATTATGAGAAAACGAAATATACACCATTAAAATGTCATAAGATTATGAAAATAGAAGACCATTTATTATCTTCTACAATATGGTTAAAAGATATTACATTTTCATTTAAAGTTAAACGTCCACCAACAAGTAGAAAATCGTGGGCACAAGTATTATATCTAAACGGATTACCGTGGTTGATATATAGTTATTTAGAACAAAAAGTAGAAGATACGAGGAGAAAAGTATGAAAATAATAATAATTTTACTAATAGGAATGGTATCGCAGTTAGCGGCTACTCCCTATATAGAGTATAAAAATGAAGTAGAGTTTAAATATGATAATTATGTTAAAAACTTAAATCATTTCAGAACAGGCTACCAATTTAAGATGGACAAAGGATTTATGTTTATAGAAGCAGGAGTCATGTCAGAGCATGGTGAATCTGGAGAAATAGGATATAAGTTTAATAAAGATAATTGGACATTTAAAGGAAAATGGGAATTTAAAAACCAACTCGAACATAAAAGTAAACTACAAACAGAGATTCGATATACCTTTAAATGAAAGCAGTCTTAAGTAATAGAGTTTATTTATCTGTAGATGCAACTCATCAAGAGTATGTAGACAAGGAATTAACATATACTATTCCTAGTCATGATCCTAGAGATCCGCCTATTACTATTAAAAATATGGGTATAGTTCGACAAGGATTAGTAACTATTCCTAGTGGTAGAGAAGATTTAATACCTAAAGATTATGAGATAGTTGATAAACGAATTAAAGTACCTATTAAGTTTCCAGAATTTCAGTTTGAATTACGACCTAGTCAGGAAAAGGTTTTTAATGAGGTGAATGATAGTTGTATAATAAACGCTTGGGTAAGTTGGGGAAAGACATTTACTGCGTTAGCAATCGCTGCGAAGTTAGGTCAGAAAACATTAGTAGTAGTCCATACTCTAGCTTTATTAAAGCAGTGGGAAACTGAAGTAAAGAAAGTCTTTGGTATACAAGCTGGGATTATTGGAAGTGGAAAGTTTAATATTGATAGTCCTATTGTAATCGGAAGTGTGCAGTCTCTATACCGTAGAGTCTCTGCAATTTCTGATAAGTTTGGAACTGTGATACTTGATGAGATGCATCACGTTAGTAGTCCAACTTTTGGTAGAGTATTAGATAAAAATAAAGCAAGATATAAGTTAGGATTATCAGGTACAATAGAAAGAAAAGACGGTAAACATGTGGTATTTAGAGATTACTTTGGACAAACAGTTCTAAAACCACCAAAAGAAAATTATATGACACCTAAGATAGATGTTATATATTCGGAGGTAAGATTTTTAGATGGACAGAACATACCGTGGGCTAATAAAGTAACTCACTTATCGTTTCAAGAAGAGTATGTTCATTCTGTCGCAATGATAGCTAGCAGTTATGCAGCTAGAGGGCATAAGGTTTTAGTAGTTTCAGATAGAGTTAACTTTCTAAAAACCTGTGCTAAACTAAGTGGAGATGAGGCAATTTGTATAACAGGAGATATACCTCATCAAGAACGACCTGATATGATGAAGCAACTGTGGAAAGAAAAAGATATTCTATATGGAACTCAATCTATTTTTTCCGAAGGCATATCATTAGATTGCCTAAGTTGCTTAGTATTAGGTACTCCTATCAATAATGAGCCCCTACTCACTCAATTGATTGGAAGAATAATAAGAGTAGAAAAGAATAAAAAGCAGCCCGTTGTAGTGGATATAAATTTACAAGGAAAAACAGCAAGAAGACAAGCTAACAATAGGAAGGGATATTACATGAAACAAGGATATGAAGTAAACCACCTATGAAAAAATACTTCTTGACAACAGGTTGAAATTTTAGTATAATATAATGATACGATATAATTGGAAGAAGATTCTAAAAGATAGTAACAATAAGGTCTCTGATATATTGCTGATAGCATGGTATGTTACCTACGGGTATCCACCTACCAGTAAAAGAGATAGACTATTTAAGTTCTACGGAAAGAATTATTTGGGGGACAGTTTCTTACTTTACCCCGAAGGAATCTATAAGTATCGAAAGACTGCATCAGATTCGGAGTGGGCAGCATACATCGGGATAGCTTCTTATAGAAGTTATAACGAGTATTTAATAAATAATAAATTAACAATTGAGGTAGAACGAGTACCGAAACGACTTCAGCCTATAATATTAAAAAACAGACTACTTACAGTAGAAGATGGAATTGTTCATTTTCTATACGAGAAGTCACATTTGGAGAAATGAAATGGCATTAAATTTTGCACAACTAGAAGGAAAGGCTAAGAAGTCTTCCCTCAATCAATTCCAATATGTAGATGGAGACAATGTTCTCCGCATGGTAGGAGACATACTTCCTAGATACGTATACTGGATAAAAGGCGAGAACGCGAAAAATATTCCTATGGAATGTTTATCCTTCAATCGTTCAACAGAAACCTTTGATAATAAAGAGAAGGATTGGGTTAGACAATATAACCCAGAAATGAAGTGTGGTTGGTCTTACGCCACACAATGTATAGACCCTAAAGATGGACAGGTAAAAGTTCTAAATCTAAAGAAAAAGTTGCTGGAACAAATTCAGTTAACAGCTGAAGATCTAGGAAACCCTTTTGATGAAGAAACGGGTTGGGATATACATTTTAAAAGAGTTAAGACTGGTCCAATGGCATTTAACGTAGAGTATCAATTACAAGTACTTAGATGTAAAACTAGAGCATTAACAGACGAAGAAAAAGTGTCTATAGAAGAACTTAAATCAATGGATGAAGTACTTCCTAGACCTAGTCCTGATGCTCAAAAAGAACTTTTGGACAGAGTTAGGGCAGGGTCAAATGAGGCTCCTGCTGATGTAGCATCGGAATTTAAGGATAATGGCGAGAAGAAGTGGTAGTACTTTTTACAGCAGACTGGCATTTAAAGCTGGGACAGAAGAATGTCCCTTTGGATTGGGCAAAGAACCGATATAAGGAGTTCTTTCGCCAAATACGAATAGAAGAAAAAGGTGTTGATCTGCATATTATTGGGGGAGATCTATTTGATAGACTGCCCTCAATGCCTGAATTAGAATTATATTTTGATTTTATAAGTGGAGTACAAATTCCAACAATTATATTTGATGGAAACCACGAAGCGACTAGAAAGAATAAAACATTCTTTACACAGTTAAAACATGCTAGTGAAAAACTAAACCCACTTGTGGAAATAGTGGACTATATTGATAAGAGAGAAGAATTTAGTATACTTCCTTATTGCAACTTACATACTAAATGGAACCCAATAATAGATTTAGATATAAGAAAGCCACTATTCACACATGTTAGAGGTTCTATTCCACCCCATGTAACACCAGAGGTAGACTTGGCAAGGTTATCTCAATTCCCTGTAGTATTTGCAGGAGACTTACATAGTCACTCTAATACACAGCTAAATATAGTATACCCAGGCAGCCCTATGACTACACAATTTCATAGGACTGAAGTTAAAACTGGGTATCTATTAATAGATATGATGGATGGGGCTTGGGAATGGAAGGAATTTAAATTGCCACAATTAATTAGAAAGACGGTCACGGACCCAAACGCCATGATCCCAACTACATATAATCATACGATCTATGAGCTAGAAGGAGACGTGGCCGATCTTTCATTAGTTAAAAATACAGAATTACTTGATAAGAAAGTAATTAAACGAAAAACAGAAGCTACTCTAATATTGGGCAAGGAAATGTCAATGGAAGAGGAGCTAGCGGAATATCTTAGTTATATTCTCGAGTTAAAGGACGAAACAGTAAAACAAATAATAGGAATTTTTCATGATCATTCTAAAGAAGCTAGAGTGGGATAACTGCTTTAGTTATGGCAAACAAAATAGCCTTAACCTTAATAATAGCACTCTTACTCAACTGGTGGGTACCAATGGTACAGGTAAGTCTTCCTTACCACTTATTATCGAAGAAGTACTTTACAATAAAAACAGTAAAGGAATAAAGAAAGCAGACATACAGAACCGCTTTAAGAATGCTGGATATAGTATTAAACTGACCTTTTCTGTTGATGATAACGAGTACAAAATTGACGCTAATAGAAGTAGAGGAAATATAAAGGTAAAATTATATAAAAATAATGAGGATATTAGTAGTCATACTGCTACGAATACTTATAAAACAGTTCAAGAGATTCTGGGACTGGATTTCAAAACCTTTACTCAACTAGTATATCAAAATACGAATGCTTCTTTACAGTTCTTAACAGCGACAGATGCCAATAGAAAAAAGTTTTTAATTGAGTTATTAAACTTAGAGGACTATGTAGAATACTATGATGTATTTCGGGAACTTTCCCGACAAATGGGTCAAGATGTTTCAAAGTATGATGGAAAAGAAAAAACGATTGTAAAATGGTTAAATGACAATAAATTGAAAGATACTACCATAGTGCCAATGAAAAAGTTACCCGAATATTCGGAAATTGATGAGAAGGCATTAAGAGATTTATCAATAGACTTTGAAAATATAGTTGAGAAAAATCAAAAAATTAATGATAATAATATATATAAGCAACTATTTTATCAGCTGGATCTAGGCTTAATACAAAGTAAGGTAAAGAAGCCCGAATCCTATCATGATTTAATTTCACAACAAGGTAGAGTACAAGGATATGCTTCAGAGTGGAAAACTAAAGAAGAGAAATATGGTAAATTAGAAGGAAGCTGTCCTACTTGTAACCAACCTGTAGCTACAGATTTCATAGAAAGATTAATAGATGAGGCAAAAGACCAAGTAGAAGGGCACGAACTAAGAGCAATAGAGTTACAAAATAAAATACAAATTAGAAAAGATGAGGAAGTTAACTATGAAAAGTTTGCAGAGACAAAGCGAGAGTTTGAGGACTTGCATTCACGAATCAACGATGATCTTCCTACTGATACTCTCGATGGTGGTGATCTATCTTTTAGAATCGAAAAACTTAAAAAGAAAATCACTGACGCCAAATCGCAGATACAAAAAATAGCAGAAGAAAATGAAGAGACAACAAAAAGAAATACGAGGATCCAAGTTATCCTCGAACAGACAGGAGAGTTTGAAAACGAACTTGAAGCAGTTACGAGCAAACTATCTGAAATCGAAGAAAAATCAGGACACATAGAAATTCTCAAAAAAGCATTCAGTACAAATGGTCTGATTGCCTACAAGATAGAGAACATGGTAAAAGATCTTGAGGATTTAGCTAATGACTATTTAGCGGAGTTGAGCGACGGACGGTTTAGCATCAATTTCGTAGTGACTAATGACAAGTTAAATGTAGAAGTCACAGACAATGGAAAAATAATATCTATAACCGCATTAAGTAGTGGAGAATTAACGAGAGTTAATACAGCGACTTTAGTAGCAATACGAAAATTGATGAGTAGTATTTCGAAGAGCCGTATTAACGTTTTATTCCTTGATGAAGTCATTAATGTTTTAGACGAACAAGGGCGAGAAAAACTTGTTGAAGTTTTACTTCAAGAAGAGGACTTAAATACTTATATCGTATCTCATGGGTGGACTCACCCTTTATTAGAGAAGATAGAGGTTATTAAAGAGGGTAATATAAGTAGGTTAGAATGAATAATAAAAAATGGAATAACGGAACCATAGCAAGAAGAAGGTGTTATTACATGAAAAAGGAAAAGACAATTAAAGATATAATAGAAAAAAGTAATAAGGCATATAATGGCAAGTTTTGGAATAGACATATTGAAGACTTTCAAACTTGGAAAGAAAACCAAAAATGGGAAGAAAGTTTTACGTTATTTTGTAGCCGAATGTGGTTAGATAACGAAGATGAAAACCTCACGCTCCCAGCTGCAGGTAATAGATTATCCAAACAAGATTATATAAATAAACATGAAAAGTGGTTAGTTAAGAAATTTTTGGAGAATGACGGGTATGTATGATTATATAAAATTAAATAGTGTACCACAGCCTATACGAGATTTAGTACTCGTAAAACGTGGTGAAGTAGAAGATAGTACGACTAAGAGCGGGATTATTATACCCAATGTATCGCGGAAACTTGATAATAGTGGCGAAGTGGTAGCGCTAGGAGACTACGCAAGAATTACTAAAAAAGGATATAGAATTCCATTTGAAATTGAAGTTGGAGACTATGTTTATTTTGAATGGCAGAATGCTACACGAAAATTTAAAATAAATGATGAATTCTATTTAATGTTAACAGAACAAGAAATAATACTCAGAGAGGCAAGAGATGGTTGATCCCAGAGCAAAGGGAGCCGAAGGCGAAAGACAAGTAAGAGACTTACTTAAAAAACACACACAGTTAGGATTTCAAAGAGTGCCAATGTCAGGCGCATTGGAGTTTTTAAAAGGAGATATATTCCTACCTAATATGCACAATAACTATTGTATTGAAGTTAAATTCTATAAAGATAGTCATTTTAACGATAAGATATTAACGGCATTAAAGTCAAATATGTTTATTAAATGGTGGGAACAAACAATAGAACAAGCAAAAAAGGCAGGAGCAAAGCCTGCGTTGTTCTTTAAATATAATCGTTCTAAGATATTTGTGGCACAGAGAGATGAGCCAGAGAACGGTTTGAATTATATGTATGTTAGTCATCTTGGTTGCTATGTAAGCCTTGCCCATGAGTGGTTACTTCTTGAAAAACCGAGTTTTACAAATGGCTAAGAATTTCATGGAACTAGGAGCAGAAGCTCCCAGAAATAGAACAATAATAATTGATGCTTTAAATTTAGGATTTAGATGGAAGCATCAAAATAGAACGGATTTTGCTGACGACTACATGAAAACTGTAGAGTCATTAGCAAACTCTTATAACTGTGGTAGTATAGTTATTGCTGCAGATTGGGGAAGCAGTACTTATAGAAAGGGATTATACCCAGAGTACAAAGCTGACCGTAAAGAAAGATATAAAGATCAAACAGACGCAGAAAAACTTGCTTTTGAAAAATTTATACAAGAAATGAATCGCACAGTTAGTCTTATGGATAAGAAATGGTGTGTATTAAAATTTAAAGGTGTAGAAGCTGATGATATAGCAGCCTATGTAGTACAAAATCGAGAGCAGTATAAAATTGACCATATTTGGTTAATGAGTACAGATAGAGATTGGGACTTACTAATAAGTCCTAATGTATCAAGATTTTCATATATAAATAGAAAGGAAACAACTTTTGAAAATTGGAAAGATACACATAACTATAAAATAGAAGACTATATCACAATTAAATGTTTGATGGGAGATGCTGGCGATAACGTTACAGGAATCCCTCAAATTGGACCAAAAAGAGCAGAAGGATTAGTTAAGGAGTTTGGAAGCGCATTTGATATATATGATGCAGCCCCATTCAGTAGTAGATATAAATACATACAGTCCTTAAATGAAAATATAGAAAGATTACTAAGAAATTATGAACTCATGGACTTACTAGCATATTGCGAAGAAGCCATTGGAGGAGATAATACAGTACAGATTGACAATTCATTGTTAACATACATATAAGGAAAAAATGGCAATACAAATAAATTTTGATAGGGATAGTTTACTCCCAGAGTTCAGCAAAAAAACTCTACAGGATAGATATATGGTGGAAAATGAAATATCTCCACAAGAAGCGTTCGCTAGAGCAGCTCGGACATTTTCAGATGATGATGCTATGGCTCAAAGAATATATGATTATGCTAGTCAGCTTTGGTTTATGTTTGCGACACCTATATTATCAAATGGTGGAACAAAAATC